TTGGAATATCTTACATCAAATTTCGCTCCAAATAGACGCATAAATTGCGTTATGGCAAAATAACCATCCTTAGTATTAACTGAATCTATATTCAAAGCAAATATATTGAGCGCCCCAGGCTTCTTTAATTCTGAAGACTCATATGATCCTCCGCTATGCCATAATGTCATATTTAGAGGAATTGACGGATCTATATGTTTTGGAATTTCTTCTGCTATCCATTGTTTATGAACACCTTTTGGTGCTAAAACAATAACAGCATCAATTTTTCTTTCCATATATAAGATACAGAAATTGGCAATAGCCATAGCTGTCTTGCCTAATCCCATCTCTAGAAACCAAGCAAACGCTTTTCGATAAGTGCTTATGTTGAGTCCTTCTATTTGATGATTTTTAAGAAATAATTTTGGACGATAATTAAACTTGATAGGTTTAATATCATCCAACATTTCTTTAATAGATTGAATTTCTCCTATTTGTTTTAGTTCTTCAGTAGAATCTTCCCATTCGATCTCAAATCCACTCTCTTTGAGAACTTTAACATTCCAAGATGACATATCGTATCTAATTGATTTAGATGAATATCGTATTTTAGGTCCAGATAGACGTGACAATATTCTTAGGAATTCAAGCGGGAACGGCCCGTGAATCATTAAGTAATTTGATTCCGTAATGACTCGTATCATTCTATTTTCCGATTGGAGCTAAAGTCACTTTAACTTTTCTGTGATAATATCTAGCTTTAAGTCCACCATTTCTTGGTGCTTTATATGCTGGATATGTTACCATTTGTAATTTTATGCCATTAAAATGATGAGCGCAAGGACGACAATAAATACCTTGATTAGTTTTCTTCTCAACGTTACATCTTGGACATATTTTCATATCAATCTCCTATTACGCAAATAAATCCGGGCCTTTCATTTTTGGCTGTACTTTAATTTCTAGATCAGACATTTTACCCAAATATCTAATATTTGAAATTAAAATCATTCTAAATCCTCTTGGGATGCGCCCACGAATTGCATATAAAGAATCACCTGCTCCAGCTATCTCTTCAATTTTCTTTCCTGAAGTTTCATAATCATATCTATCAATCTTGCACAATATCTCATCTGTATCATCATGCACAAATAGATTAAGACTCCAAGATGGACCCTCTATTCTACGTCCATCTCTCTTTGCCAATGAATGTAGATCATTTTCATCGCGAGGCTGTATTTTCTTGACAAGCCCAAGAATTGTATATTGATCATTTAATCCTGCATAGAGATCACATATATGTGATGGTTCTGATATAATATTGATCTTAGTTAAGTCTGGATGTATCTTATTGATAGCATCTCTAATAGGTGTCAATGAATCTATCTTAGTTGATGCAGTGTGTAACTTTGCTAAGATGGCGGGCGTTAATGGAGCGCCACCATGTTTGCGCGATTCCAATATCTTACGCACTGTAACTGGACCAACACCTTTAATATTAGTTAATGGACCGACAAGTATTTTCTTGTCATCTTCTATCTTGATATTCCATCTATCTGTAGAATGATGAATATCTAATGGTTTATATTTAATACCTTCCATATCTAACTCACGCAAGAGCCGCAACTGCTTCATGGGTTCATATTCATTATCTAATGTTGCAGCAGCAAATTCTACTGGATGATATGCTTTAAGCCAGCAACACCAATATGTAATAAGTGAATAGCTAAGTGCATGGCTAAGATTAAACGACCAAGCACCCATTTGAATTAGTTCTGCCCAAATAGTATCTATCGTCTTTTCATCCAAACCATTCTCAAGTGCGCCTTTTTTAAAAGGCTCACCTAACGTCTTCATTTCTTCTACACCCAAAGATTTGGACATAGCCTTTCTGATCTTAGTAACGCCACGAAAATCCATTTTACCAACATCGCGGCAAATACTCATAACCTGCTCTTGATAAACTACTTCTCCATATGTAACTTCTAAATATGGCTTTAGCATCGGATGATGATATGTAGCTGGCTCTGTACCCATTCTCTTTCTAGTCCAACGAACTGCCCCACCAGCAGCAACTGGACCTGGGCGCGACAGAGAAGTAATAGCTACAAGATCACCTAATCTATCTGTATGAATAGATTGGAACAAAATCTGTAAGCTCTTGCCATTAGCTTGGAATATACCAGAGAATTGCTTCTTATTGAGAACGTCGAACGCCTTTTGATCATCTAAGGGGAGCGCCTCAAGAAAGCCGTTCTTTGGCTCTGCCCTATTAATTCCAAGGCACGTTCAAATACAGATAACTGGGATAAGCCCAAAATATCAATTTTAAGAATATTGAGGATTTCAGCATCATATTTGTCTGCCATAATTGCTCCAGTACGAGCATCAATAGCAACATAATCGAGGACTTCGCCGCTAGTGATGGCAATTCCAGCAGCGTGCTGACCAGCATTAGTAGCATGATCTTCAACTTCAAATACCGCAGAAATTTCTGGATATTCCGTGAGTAGTTTCCTTCCGATTTCTGTGTCATAGAAGGTCTCCTCAAATGATTGTAGCGCACGAGAATCTTTTGATGATCGCTCTATAAGCGTATCAGCCACTTTGTCACACAGCCACTTTGGTATACCTAAAGATTGTCCAGCTTTATTAAGAATTGATCTTGGTTTATAGCTCATTACTGAGCCTAGCCGCGCCACATGCTCTACACCATATTTGTCTTTAATATAGTCAAATACCAGATGACGTTTAACGTCGCTAAAGTCAAGATCAATGTCAGGAAGATCAGCCCTCGTGACGTCAATAAATCTTTCGAAAAGTAAGCCAAATTTAATAGGATTGACATTTGTAATGCCACAAAGATAACAGAGCAAAGAGCCGGAGGATGATCCACGTCCTGGTCCTACTATCATGTGTTGCTTGGCATAACTTACTAAATCTGCAACTATGAAAAAGTAGTCTTGGAAGTTCTTTTCATGAATTAAATCTAATTCATGTTCTAATCGCTTTGCATAAATTGGATCATTTAAATTGATACCTAATTTTGCTGCGCCATCTTCACACATTCTCGTTAATGAGAATTCTTGTTTAGGTCTAAAAATATCAGCCTTAAGCAATTTGGCATTGCATACGTCCAATGCAAAGTCTCTATTGACAATAGCCATTTGGGCATCTTTATCTGTTACCACATATGGGAGCGCAGCACGCCATTCTTCGTCTGTTAAGATGTGCTGTGGGAACAGAGATGTCTCAGCATCTTTATATAACAATGTATGATAAGCATATTTATCTTCAACATAGGTAAATACATTATCAGACGAAGCGATGAACTTATATCCTTTTTCTTTCGCCATTCTAAATAAGCCAATTGGCATTGACGGTGATAAGGCGATGTAGAAATCGTTATTTTCATGTATCTCTTCAATAAGAACTTTGTTATCTGCGATCTTGATAACATCAGTTGCATTCATCGCCTCCTCATAAGATAAGACTGGATAATATCCAGACTTAGATGTAGCTTTGAGAACTAATTCATTAATTGTTCTCAATTTTTCAATCGCAAAGAATGTCCAGTAAGACACCGGAGGTCTTTTCTGGCCTAGAATTGGTGTCACTCCAAGCTCTACACCAAACACAGGTTTTACTTTAACTTCATCACATAGTTTTTCCCATTCAGTAAATGAAAATGTCGATAATCTATCACTAATAGGACAGGCTAACCAATTTAATTGAAGTACACGATTATGTACGTCAGCTATTTTTCCGTATGCGTGACGGAAACTATATTCACTTTTGATTCTCACTTGTCTAGTCCTGCGCCATGTCTCTCGCATATTTTCATCATTAAAAACATTAAAGCATGTGTTGGATCTGGTATTAAATTATCTTTATTGAACATTCCAAATGCAACCCTACATGCTACTGAGAGACGCTCATTATTGCCACCACGTTTATCATTATAATTCTTCATAGCATGATCAAGCATCTTATATGCTTCTTCCCAATTTTCTGGGACATCTATCTCACGTTTATTGTATCTGGATATATAATATATTACTTCTTTCATAGTTGACCTCTTTTATATAATTCAATTGCACATTTAATAGTCATTTGAACGTCCACATCCGCTTGATGCGCCCCAGTAAACTCTGCTCCAAACAACTCTATATGTAGGTTTTTAAGACTCAAACGATAGCCTTTTAGATATATAGTATTGGCTACTAAATCTTGTACTGGTGGCCATTTTATAACTCTGTTATATCGTTGGCATTCTAGTCTTATCATATTCATATCGAAATCAATATTCTGTCCTATGATTAAACTTGCCGCTTGCAAGTTATGAATTATTTCATCTATGTAATCTTTAATAGGTGGCGCCTCAGAAACAGAATCATTAGTAAATCCAGTTATCTTTGTTATCTCTTCAGATATAGACTTAATTGGTTTAAACACTTTATAATATTTATCAAATAATTCTTCTGTTTGAAGATCGACAGACTGGATCGCAATAGATATGATCTCTGGCTGAGTATCCAGTCTGCGGGCTGGGTTAATGATCAACCCAGTTGTTTCTGTATCAAAAATTGTAGCTTTCATTTGTCGAGTTTAAAAACCTCTTGTATTGGCCTTTGATGTTCATCATGCAATCTTTTAGGTCTAGGAGGTGGTTCTACCATAAATTGTCTCATAATCCATCTGTGCATAGTTGTGTTCTCTTCAGTAGCTTTTTCTAGCCAATATTCGATAATTACCGCTGGGCAACGACCATATTCTGATGTTTTCTTCCTCATTTTTTCTAATTCATCAACTGTTTGTTTAAATGACATATCTTTAATATCAAGAATAAGTTTCGCTCGTTTTATTTGATTTTTTGTTGCCATAGCTGCTACTCCTTTGGATCGAACACTGCCAGTCTTAACGCGTAACCTGCCAAATCTATCAAACTATCTTTGTTACCTTTTTTTGAATATCTACTTAGTTTATCTATGATATATATTAGAAATTTGATCCTAACTGCTGCCTCAAATGAGTTAACATGTATTCCTTCTGGAAATAAAACCATCAATATTTGAGCAGTTTTATGTTCATTACTTCCATATTCCTTGTCGCGCTGCTCCATAGTTGCTATTAATTGATGAGCAAGTTTTATGGCATCGTCTGTTTCTGTCACGATCTTACAATCCTAGATATGGTTGTTTCATCTACATTAAACATTTCTGACAATTTTCCATAACCATAACCACAATCATATAATGTTTTAATTTGTTTATTTCTTTCAGGTTTATTTATTCTGCTGTTATTATTCTGTTCAATATATGTTGCCCATTTACAATTCCAAGAATAGTAGCCTTCATTATTATCTATTCGCTCTAATGTATATTTTGGCCCTGGTTTTGGCCCCATATCTTTCATAAACTCTGCAAAAGAGTTTGCCCATCTATCAGACACATCAATTCCGCGACCACCATATTGTTCGTATTGCACGTCATTTGGATTTAGGCATCTTTGCTTCATAGATTGCCATGCTTGATATTCCGATTTGTGTTCAGATTTGAGAGTCATTGCGCGAATAAATCCTTTGGTCTTATATTACGTATCTGCAAAGTAGGTATTCCCAATTTGTAAAACTCTAATATTGATTCTTCATTATCATCAATTATAAAATGAATTGTATGAAATATGCCTTTGAAATGATCTTTAATCAATCTAATCTTTAATTCACTATTCTTGGTATAATCCTCGTCTGGGCGCATCAATACAGTATCGATATCAATTTTGTTTCGCACTAACCAACTAACTGTTAGCGTTCTAAATTTTTCTGGTCTTCCAGTAAATCCTATGATTTCGTACCCTGAGGCGCTCAGATTGTTAATCAAATTCGCTACGTTTTTAAATGGTTTATCATATTTTCCATTCTCGTAATACTCATCCCAAGGCACAGTACCAATCATACTGTCACGCCAAAAAGCGTCAGCTACAGTATGATCAATATCGATCACTACAATCATTACAAATCCTTTATTACAATGTCAAGTTTCT